CAGTTCCCCCGCCACCACCGCCTACTGAGACGGAAATTGAGTTGATGTTAGCAACGTCAACAAATGATTCAGTATGTCCTCCAGCAGCACCAGATTCACCATATCCTGAACCTCCTCCTCCACCACCAGTACATTTAACCCATATACGGTTACACCATGATGGTTTATTCCATGTACTATTACCATTATATACTGCTATACCATTAGGTATACCAGCACCAGCGGAAACTTCTGACCATGAGATAGTAGAACCATTAGTATATAGAAACTTGCCTGATTGTCCAGACTGTGATGGAATAATATATCCTGAGGATCCAGTCATATTTCCGTTAATAACGATATGCTGTACAGTCAGGGAACCGTTGGCAGTAATCGCTCCACCAGAGAACGACATTCCACCTTGTCCTCCAAGGTCCTTTACTTGTGATACTGTTAATCTAGTCATTTGTTAGTTGCTTCCCCTTCTTATTTATTTATTCACCCAACTCACCAGCGTCACCCAAATCTTTACCAGTATTAGGATCGACAGGTCTGTCTAATGGAGTTGCAGGCATCCACTGTTGATGTGCTGCCCACTCTTCATCGGTTGGAAAGTAATCACCTTTACTATTAGCAGACGCAGATGCTAATGAGTGATCCATGGGTTCATAAGTCATGACATTGGGTGCTTCCCTTGCAAACTTAGTCCCATCACCTAGTGGGTTGTCACCATCTGTAGACAGTTGTAACCCAAAACTTTTTTCTACACGCTCACCGTTCTCAATTGCCCAAACGGTACAGAGTGGTGTAGTTCCCATACATGAACGAGGTACATGTACTAAAAACTCCTCTATGCATTTCTGATCAGACATCTCTGGTCCTTTAGTCTCTTTAGTGAATAGTATGTCAGCATTCTCTGCTCTAACAATTATACCATAGCTAAAGTCAGATGCAAATACTCTATCATATACTCCATCCTCTAAGAAATAGTAACCAAATATTACATCATTAAAGTGTACCATATCTCTAGAAATTTCGACACGCTTCTCATCCATAATAAACGTGACATTAATATGCCGCTTTACTATATGTTCTATGTTTTTAACGTCTCGAAATGCCATTATACTTCTATCTCGTATGCAATTGTTATGTTACCAGTGCCACCATTGTTCTGACCAGCACCATTTCTTATTCCTTCACCACTGTTTCCAACAGTTCCATGGTTACCATTCCATATGGCACCATTAGCTTCGAAATCATATCCAATCCAAGAGGATCCACCTCCTGCTCCACCTGCTCCATGACAGTCACATCCTGGTGCACCACCACAGTTTCCAGCGTACCAACCGCCGCCTCCTCCACCGCCACCAGAGCGGTCACCACCTGGTCTTCCACAACCAGGAGCATTTGTTGACGACTGTGCACAGCAACTACCGCCACCTGCACCACATGATCCACCAGCACCGTTTTGTCCACCAGCACCACCATGTCCAGCACCACCACAACCTTCTCGACCGCCTCCACCACCGCCGCCTCCAGCGACTTGACGAATATTTCCTCGGTTAGTGTTTGCTATGTATAGGATAGAAGCAGCACCTCCACCACCTCCACCAGCAGAGCAACCTCCACAGGCAGGGTACATTCCCATTGCTCCATTACCATAAGATGTAGAATTATTTCCAGCACTTCCAGCACCCCAACAACCATGACATCCTGATCCTCCACCACCGCCTCTGCCTACAGCAGCGACCCAGTATTGACCAGCAGTTGTCATAATCTCAGAGTATGATGCACCTCCAGATCCACCACTATTACCACCTTGTCCTCCTCTACCACCAGCAGCACCCCACATCCAAACATACAAGAGTGCTTCACCAGTACCAGATATATCGTTTACTTGGAACCCATTAGTACCACCAGACTGAAATCTATGGAATCTAACATTTAATCCACCCTTTCTACTATTAGTACCCGTCCATTGACTACCACCTGAAGCAGATTGGATCAGTGATGAACCACCACCGCCTCCACCTGACATTCCCTGCATTACTGATTTGTTAACTCCAATTGGCATAATAAAACTCCTTATTCGTACTTGGTTTCCATACCAAACACGATCCATCCCCCATCTAGGAAGAACTGGAGTTGGTATACATCCCAGTTTGTACCAACCTCCCTACTAGAATTATTCCAATATGAGAACTGAGGGGAAGATCCATTGACTTGTATGTTAGCAGCATAACCAGTACCATTTACCTGTCTAACCAGTACTGTAGCAGCATAAACAAAACCACCTGAGGTAGGTACATTCTGAAAGTTTATAGTAAAGTTACCATTATATCCTGTAGGGTTCTGTGTAACAAATACGTTTGCTTGACTATGATCTAAATTAACAGTACCACTCTTAGAGAAAGCAATTAATCTTTCTTTTGTTTGACCGAATTCTAAATGTGCACCTGGTACTAATCTTAATTGATCATTGATACCAACTTTGTTAAAGTAACGAGTAGAAGATAAGTCTTCGTCTGGACCTATCAATGTCCATGATGATCCACTCTCAATCGTGACTGTGTAACCATTGGCAATAGTTATAGGGGCAGCAGAGAAACCGTTTGTAAACTCAGGACCACCATTCGCTACAGGACCTATAGTCAAGTTCTCTGATATAGTAGTACCATTAGTACGTACTATACTATTCTCACCAATAGAAGGTCCACCTCCACCTACAGATGCCCAACCTGGTGCACCAGATACATCTTGTCGCCAGATCTGTGCTTCATCTTCAGTAGAGTTAAAGATTAAGGTACCAAATGCAGGTGTGCCAAGACCATTAACTGCTGTCTGATTAAGTTCTGGCAGATTGAGTTGTTCTGTGACTGAAAGAGCAGTTACAATTGCTCTAGTCGCAGCATCAATCTGATTACCTATAATCTTTGTTGACATTTTTTAACCGCTCGTGAAATTAAATAACAAGTTCACGGATCTGAATTGTATCACCAGTTCCAGGTGGAGAGGATATACTAAAGTCAACAGCATTACCTGTGACTGTATAATCCACACCAGGGACTTGAGCGACACCATTTAGGAATACTAAAAGTGAGTAAGCAGTGTGTCCAGGCGAAATATTAAACGTCTGAGTTGCACCATTACCATTGTATGTGACACCGTTATTGCCACTGGCAATACCCGTTGCTAAAGTATATTTATCTGCACAACCATACTTTCCAGTAACATCTAAGTCACCATCAAGATATGTGTTGCCACTAATCTTCATACGATTAGAAGCATCAGGTGCCATGCCGATACCATAATGTGTAACACCAGAGTATCTGTTAGAAACTATAGGTGTGCTATCACTTATACCAAACTTATACCATGTGCCAGTATCATATATCCATCCCATAGCATTGCCAGGGGTCCAATCAATGTTATAACAAATATCACCATTATTAAATGCTAGTCCTCCAGCAAGGTCAGGTAGACCATTTAATTCCTCAGCGAGGAATGTCTGCTTCAGAACAGTACCATCATCGTTGGAGTATGTGTACTTAAGGGACTGTATCTCATTCTGGGATGTAACTTTCTTCTGGAAAGTAACAGGACCAGAGAATACAGACTCCAACTGGTTAGATGCACCACCAATTACGGTTAGTTTATCTGTAAGAACCAACTCAGAGAAGGTCTCAATAGTGGTGTCCTCTTCACCCAACACGTTAAGTTGAGCAATATCTTCATTAGTGATCTGACCTGTAACTGGGTTAATAACCTGGTTACCAACGAACAGTTCACCATCACTGTTAACACCAGAGTAGTATGCAACACCTGCACCCTCTTTTAATGACTGAGATAGTCTCACCTGTTGTGGTGATAACACCTCAACCTGTGTAGATGGGAATGCAGTTGAGTAGTTACCTGGACCAAATCCAAGATACTCAAACGTGTGACCTGATGCTCTCAGAATAGAATATCTTCGAAGTTCTATCTGTAGTGGAGCAACAGACTGGTCTGTATTAAGTTTCAGTGCAATCTTTCTTTCTTCCTCATCACCTAACCTAGCAGTAACTAATATTCCATTCAGTGAGTTGGAAGTAGTGTTATACCCTAAGTTATTCTCTGTCTCTAAGAGTAAGAACTGTGTTGTCTCCTTAGTGATAGAAAGTTGCTTATTCTCATTAGGTGTTGGTGTAGCACCATCAGTGGTCTTAACCACACCCAATACTTCATTATCTGCAATAGATACAGCAGCAGCAGGGTCAGCAACTGGGTTGTCTCTGTCAAATGCAGGATATATATCTATTGTTGCCTGTGAGAAGGCGAAATCATCGAAGTTCGATGTCGCTGGTGAGACTGAGGCAGAAAGTAGTGTGAGGTAGTATATACCGTCTTTGACACCACGCTCAAACTCTTGGTATGTCTCAACATCGTAGATATAGTAGGTCTTACTGTAGGCAGGGCTATTGGTCTCCGAAGAGCGAGGCTGCAGAACAAAACCAGTAATAGGAGGTCTTGGGATTGGGAATGCGTCTTTATTGAGAGTATACCTAAATCTGTAAGTTCTGTCATTAAGGTCTCTTGCATCAGGCACCCTGCGAATAAATGTAGTAGGTGTGAATCCTAAGTTCTGATACAGGTTATTTGCCTGTAGTGTAGTATAAATTGTGTTAGCAGAACTATCTACCTGTACATACCACTGGTTTCTATTAGTATCATACTTGATTGGGTTCTCATCATCACCTGCTCTAGTACCAGTAACTGTAGGACCTGCAGGGTTAATGTCTGCATAATGGGTCGTTGGTTCTGAGGCACCTGAGGCAACCAGGGCAACATAGATTTTATCTGGTGTATTGACATCATCTCTTCTAGCACCAACAGTATAACCCTGAATCTTCGAAGGTGGTCTACCTAATTGGCTAGTATATCCATAGAGATACAATCTAGATGCGTCTGCTTCTGCTCTAGTTGCATTGATATCAATAGTAACCCAGTTGATTGATATCTCAGTAACATCACTTAAAGATTTTGGTGGTATAACGTGTGTTAATTCACCTGCTTTATCTTTTGTGAATGCTGCTTTCTTAAATCCTTTACTTCGGAGAGAAGTGTTACCAAAGTTTGAGTTTGAGTTGGTGATAGACAAGTCACCGCCGCTATCGGAGAAGAAGTGATCACCGAAACCAACAGCGAACACCGAGACGACTTGGATAAATGCATCATTCGATGCTTTAATGTGACGATGCCTCCAACCCTTTCTATACTCGGATAGTCCATTAATGTGAGCACCAGATCCCGCAGGTTGTGCTTCATATGCTCCAGTACTTTGGTTGTATAGTACGAACGCTCTGTCATCTTTTTGGAGTGATATACCCGTAAACTGGGCAACAACCATAGACTTAAATCCAGTCGCTTCATCACCATCAGCATGCATACCATTGATACCCCAAACTGATCTTAGTGAACAGTTAAAGACATATGGTGATGCTGAGTCAACCGTATCGATTTCGACCTTAACAAGAATGTTGGAACCGATAGCATTACCAGATGGTTCAGTTGACATCTGATAGGTAAACTGGTTACCCTGTGCAGACGTTACCAAGAATGAACCATTATAGAGGAGTTGATCCTGCTCAGTAGGACCAGTAACCCCAGATATATTAACAGCGACACCCACGGAGAATCCATGGTTCTTTGGATTGCCCAACGCATCCACTGTGAATGCTGTGGCGGTTTGTCCATTTCGGATAATTTGTGATACAGCAAATTCGTCGGAGATAGGACCAACGATCCTGTTTTCTTCGACTCTTGCCTGTAATTGGTCTTGTGCGACAACACCTGAAGAGTCAGGTATAGTTGCATATGCTTTAGAGATCTTCTGATAATACAGATTAAGATCAGTTATATTAGCAAACTCAAAACACGTTAACTTATGGTGTGAGAAGTTTGGTGCAATAGTGCTTATGTCATCAGCCCTGTAGTAAACTCCGTTGGTATCTCCGTCAAAGAACGACTGTTGCCAGAAGTAGCAACCACCTGTGAGTTTAAAAATACCAGCAGGAGAAGGTTCATTAGTAGCAGTAATACCGAGACTACCCTGTACTGTGGGATAAGGGACATATTTCGGAACGACTTTGGTTCTACGTAAGTCCGAACCAACAACAGAACAACCCCTAGGGACAATAATACCACCAGTGGTAGCATTAAATTTATAAAGAGCATTACTCGAAGAAGTTAAATCAAAATTAGAGTTAGCGTCAAACGGTTGTATGTCATTATAGTTTGCAACACCAGGTCTATTGTCTATGACATAATCTGATGGGTATAGATAGATTGAGAATGCGTCAAATTCATCATTACTAAGTCCGACTCTATATGAAAATCTAGCTACCTCTAGAAATGCACGTTGCAACGTCTTAAACGGACGCAAAGCAGAGTTACCTCGGTTATCGTAAGCATCCGATGCATCAAAGTCGTCGGGGTTGACGTATATAATACGTCCAGTCCTCGACGTGATGATATTTTTAAGACGAGTAAGTGCCATTTAATTGATCTCTGTCCTATTGTACTATTTATTTCACACCTTAAGGGGTGCTTCCACCAGCGGCATTCTTGGATACAGAAAGCACAACATAATCATCAGCATTACTCTCAAATCCAGTAACAGCATAACTAATGTCTGCTGCACTTGAGTATACAAGTATATTCTGTCCAGGTCCAACTACTACTCCAGTAGTTCTATCTGTAACATTTGCTGCAATCGCTTTATCGTAAGCAAACCAATCTTCAGCATTACAATAAGTGTTTGCAGTAGCACCAGCAGCGTCACCAGTACCAATAGTTGCTACATTAAACGTTAAGTTTGCAGCACCACCACCTCCGAGTTGAGCGTCAGTGACGGTCAGTGTTTCAGCAGCAACATAATCCTTACCACCGTTGACTAATGTGACCGTGGCAGCACCAGTAGATGCAGCAACAACAACATTAACCTTAAGACCTGACCCTGAACCACCCGTAGGTAAAATTCCATTATATGTTCCTGCTGTTCTAGAAGCATCAGCAGCACCAACACTATCTAGTGTCTGTCCTTTGCCTGATACAACTGTTGTCCAGCGACGTGCTCCATCAACAGTAGTTACACTGTCATATAGATTGTCACCTACAGCAACATTAGGAGATCCTTCATCTAGTGATACCTTCAGAACGTTTCTATCAGCATCCCAATCATGAACATATCCATAGAAACCAGGTGTAACACCTCCAGCCTCAATAGTATATGTTGTAGGACCAATCGTAAACTGTGATGCAGCAGTAAATACTTTACCTCTTACAGCATATACGTATATGTCTGTATAGAATGGTTCTAGTGTTGTAGTAATAGCCCAACCATATCCAGCATTAGCATCAGCAGTGTTAGCTACAGCAGGTTCAGCATAAGTGTTTAATGACAGTGGAGTGGCACTAGTGATTAAAATCTCTAGATAACATCCCGCTTGACCAGCAGTACCAACTTTCGTTACACCTGTTGTATACTCTGTACCAGTTAGTGACTGTGTACCATCTATATCTTCTGATAACCTAAACGTATGACCAGTGTTACTAGCATCTGTTTGGTGATATCTAATAGTACGATCCACTGCCATCTCAGGTGCTAATGGTAATCCATACACACCACCTGCAGATCCCTCTGCATAGATGAATTTATCAACATTAATAATATCAGATGAACCCTGTGAGAAGTTTAACGCCACAGTAGCGGCACTAGTGCCACCAGTAAGAGTTTCACCTTCAGTAAAGAAGTTCAGATAATAGTCACCAGCATCTGTTAATTGAGTAATAGCAGAACCATCGTTATGGTTAACAGCAGATGTACCATACCGTCCACGTACAACAGTTAAATCATTACCAGCAACCTCAGAAACCTCAAGAATCTCGTTACCAATAAGAATATATGCACCTGATAAGAATCCAGTAGCATCTGCAATAGTTAGTGTAGTATCACCAGAAGCAAACGTTCCAGACTCGTCAATTGTACTTGTAGTTGCAGAGTCAATGTATGCTTTAGCAAATGATCCAGCAGGGATAGCTTGAGCAGTTGTACCATATACTCCACGAGTAACAGTCAGTACATTATTAGCAACGTTAATACCAGTAGCATCGATCTCAATAATCTCACTTGCACTATCAGAGTCAACTGCAATCATCAACCTTGCACCATCAGCAAGACCTGTGTTTCTTGATACGTTAACAGCAGTAGCACCACTTGCAACGTCTGCTACTTCCATATAGAGGGCAGCAGTAGTTGCTTCGAAAGCACTAAGTGTACCAGTTATTCCAGAAAAACCACCAGTAAGAGTTTCACCAACAGTAAATGAACCTGTTACTTGCTCACTGTCGCCTTCAGTTTGCAGGATTTTGGCAACCTTTATATAACGATTAATTGTGTCAGTAGACTTATAAACATCTAATAACTTAGCAATACTACCATCAGTGGTAGCAATATCAGCACCTGGAGTTGCTTCATTAAACTGAATACCAGGAGTAATAGTTAACTTGTAGTTTGCAAAGGCATTACCCTTAATAAACTCATATTTCTTAGCGTCATCAGTACTCGTTGACTCATCTCCGTCCAACGTAATTATCTGATTATAGTCTCGAACTGCTGCACGATAACTAACACCAGAACCAGACTGATTAGTAGCAGAAAAAACTACTGCGCCAGTGTTGTTAATGTCAGTACCGTAAATTTTTGTGTTCGTAGTAGCCACTGGTTTTGCTGCGGCTAAGCGTCCTGCTGCTGTCATTGTTTAATTACCAACCTGCTTGGAAGAATGATTGTAATCGGAGTCTTCCTCCGAGACTCGGTGCACTGATAGCACCACCGAAACTAACACCCACCGCTTCGATGTTGTTAGTAGATAATAGCGTAGCGTCTGCTCCTGGGAACTTAATTGAGACTGGCTCAGTTATGTTAGAAGCATCAATAGAGAGGAGACCGTTAACCTCATCAGGGTTATTGATCTTCATATACTCCATAGTTTTAAATGCAAGAGTCTGCGATGCTCGCTCTGCAACTACGACGTTAGTATCTGTTCCATTATTTAGTGGTTCTGCAACAGTACCTTCTGGGAAGGTCCATTGTAGGTTTGTGTTAGCATTAAGGTTAACTAAGTTAAATGTAATCTTCTTAGTTGCATCTGCACTATCCTCGAAGATAGCACCCTTATAGATCTTGTTAGTTAGTGTCTGTGTAGACGCTTCACCAACAACCTTAACGTTTAAATCTGGCCATTGTACAGTTCTATTTGATGTCAATAATGATTGATCAAATATTACATACTTAGTAGGGTTATTTGGATCATTTGTGGGAGTATTTGAGAATGTAGGGTTAACGTGATTCTTATTATATAAGTCTTGTTCAGTCAAGTCATCAAGTAATGTTGACTGAGTAATCGTAGTACCATAGTCAGGTAAACGATAGATGTGTTGACCTGGTGCTGACCATGCATCAGTCTCAAACTTTGCTATTTTAGCTACGTCAGTAGAACCAGTAATCTGTAGGTCATTATCTTTAATGATAATAGACTTATTAGTTAGAGTCTGGAACGTGTCTGTTGCAACTATAGTCGTAGATGTATTAGAACCTACACTAGGCATATCAAATCTACGAGTACCACCAGCAGTAGAAACTGTATCAACGTTAAATACTACCTTTTTAGCAGGGTTCTGGTCACCAGAAATGTAAAAATTAGTATCAGTTAACTCTGTAGTACCATTAACAGTAAAATATCCACTACCCTGTGGAACTATCTCCACACTAGAGTTAGCGGATGCTGTATCAATTGCACGTATCTGTAAGGTCGATGACCCGTCGTTGTTTAAATTACGACTATTATAGATCGATGCACTACCAAAAGTCAGACCGATTTCATCGGAAGCAGACTGGTATACTCCAGTATTCCTGTTTAAGTCAAAAGCCAGTCCTGGAGCACTCTGTGATCCTGCGGAAACTGACCTAAACAGTTGATTAACTTTTGATTTTCTATTGGGGATCAGTGGATCCGAGATAACAATGGGAAGGACTGCTTCTCCAGTCACCAATGCATCAGCAATAGTCTCAAGTTGTGATATTCTCTTGGTTCCCACTATTCACTATCTACGGTATTCCAAGTTATTTATAACGTCAAATCACTCTCTCCCATCAGGAGACTACGTAGCTTTTTCGCTTTAGTCATATGCTGTGAATGGTAGTTGATCCAAAAGTTCACTTCTTGGAGAATTTCTTCGTATGTATTACGTGCATCAACTGATTCATCAGTAAGATAATCTCCTACAATTTCACTCAAGCGATTCATTCTTTCTCGCTTATCGACAAGATTGCCAGGAGATTCCAAATAATTCTTCAGATACATTTCAGTATCGTTTCCTGCCACCTCAATGTCCCCCGTATGGGTCGTTTGCATCGTCATAAAGACCTTCCTCAATACGTTTGTTTAGTACCGAATAACTTGATTGGCAATTCGGTGGTTCAGGTTCCATATTACCAGTTTTTCGCTTCCAGTCAACATACATTGCCTGTAGCACCCATGATTGGGCTAGACTCTTTGGTCCATTTTCTAGGAGATCAGTCTGATATGCACTGAGTACTTTCATACTCTTGTAGTCCTCTCTCCATTTCATGTGCCATCTCCGTGTCGTCATACCGTTCTGTTAAATACTCCACTGTATTTGCAATATCACCCATTGCATCACGTAGATCAGGTCGTTGTCCAGTTTCCTGATGTAACTGGTGGTCCATCAAAGACCACCGCCATTGGCGCATATCCTTGTTGTACCATAATCGTATTTGCATGTACTATTTAGTTTGGAACGTCTTGATAATTCTCAATCGACTCACCCATTTCGAACATTATAGGGTGGCATTCCTCTTCTATGAGATAGGAAGACCATCGATATAGGTCTTCTATAGTGAGTTTCGGATTATTGACTGCTTTAGTTATAATCTCTTCGTCAGTCGTGTCGAAACCCTCATCATCGAATGTAAATGGTATACAATTAATCATATGGAGAAGTACTATTCCTTCATGACCATCCATATAGTCTAGGATGCAGTACTCAGCGGTAATTCTTAGCTTCATCATCCATAAATCTAGCAATTGTCTCTTGGATCCCCTTCATTGCTGATGAGATGTCCATAGATTTACTACTATGTATTGCGTTTTCGTACCCAACGAGTGTCCAATGCCAACAGTGATCATGTTCACTAAAGTGCATCTTGATGTCCATCGTCAAGTTCTTTCTGCATCTCTCCGAGGGTTTCTGTGACATAAGTTTGTACTCCAACTGGGTCAGGTTTCCAATCGGCAGGCATAGGTATATCAGGCAATTCCTCTTGTTCGTACTTATTGACGAACTCTGGTAGAGGAGACATGATGATACTCTGTTTACCTTCCTGAATTATCTTGATTGTATGACCTCTTTCCAATAATGTCAAGAGGAAGTCAAGATTTGTCTTAATCTCTTCTACAGAGACCTCAATCAAATTGGCTAGTGTCATTAGTATATAAAGGTAAGTTCATCCTCATTATCGAGGAATTCTTTCAGAATATCCACAGTCTCTGCGAAACTGTGAGATCCATCAGAATCAAATTTGTATCGTACATCTGCTTCATAACCTTCCTGATCCCTGAGAGTGATTTTTCTCTTGGGAAAATTTATGAAGGCATGTGCAACATAATCGACGGTTTCTTCCATAGTTAATTAAGCATAACGGGCAGTCCGAAGACTGAGGTAGGTCCGAGTCCACATCCAAACCATGCGGCACCCACACCAGTACTCATGGCTACGACACCAGTAGTTACCTGATTTATTATAGCACCTGCTCCTCCTGTGACAACCTCTCCGATACCTCCTGTAGGAGTTCCGACCAAAGTTATGTGTGCACCTGCGGTGGATCCTACGATTATGTCTGCCATAGCAGATGGCATGGATGTACCTAGAGTCATCCTAACCTGGGCAGGTGGGGCTGCTCCTGGGAATGGAGTGTCCATTGCCACGTCCACAATAGATCCCTTAACAATGCTGAACTGACCAGTGAGGACAGGCATCATCTGAAAAATACCAACAATATCAAATCTACCACAGTTAAGGAATGAACTGATCCAGTTCGCTTCATTAATGATCTCACCTGTTGCTTCATTGGTAATACCACCAGCAGATAGGTTGATCTCCTGTGCTTTAAGGTTGATTGCCTCAATAGCAGTGAAGTTAAAACGTGCTGCTTGTACCTTCCAGTCACCTTGGAAGTTCATGTCATGGTCACCAGCAGTGGTTCTTACTGACTTAACTTCTCTTTCTCCAACCTCAGTATTAAACTTAGGAGTTGGATTCTTCTTACCATCACCAGCAGCATTCTTTGCTGCCAATTCATTAAACTTCT